GACTGGGATGTACCCCAGACCCATGACCAAACGCTGGTCGGAGCCGGTTCTGCCCAAAGGCTTCTCCGCATCAACTATCTCGCCGCTATCGTTGCGTACAGAGCTATAGCAAACGCCGTCACGCATGGTGAAGACGCGGAAGACAGGATCGCAATCGTGGGTAAACTCGTCCTGCTGCGTCTCGCGAAACTCTCGGAACACCGCCAGCACGAGATCCTGGCGGCCGCCTTGGTTCGCTGTCTTCCAGTTGATCGCATTGACTGCGGTGTACGTCGAGAAGTACGGCAACCCGTTTTCGTCGATGTTGGCCACCAGTGGCACGCGGCCGTGCGAAATGGCCTGGCGAACCATCCTGAAGAACAACTGCTTCAGGCCAAAGCCATCATCCGTCGCGTTATCTAGCAGCCCTTTCATACCGGATGGCAGAACAATTTCAGGCTGCAGGCGCGATACCAGCCCCATCATCGAACGCAGGCTATCTCGCACCCAGTGCTCATATTGAGCACGAGCCGTGTAGTTGTCGTAAAGGTAGCGATTAGCTGCGGCATCCTGCTTCTCTGCCTCTACCATCCCACTGGGCTTCGGAAGGTTGCGGACATCCGCCTTAACGGCGTCTTCGCCGTCGAGCGCAGCATCCATCAACTGCCACTCGGGCAGGTGCCGATCGTAATCGGGGTTTGTCGATTGCACTGGCATTATGCCAATCCTCCAATACGGCGCATGCCGCCTGTGCGTTTACGTCTGCTCATCGCGACCGCGAAATAGCGGAATGCGTCTGAGCCGTGAGACGACCAATCGTGAAGCGGCTTGTCTTTCCAGCAGCCGCGCTTGTCGTCCCATTCCTTGCGATAGTTTTCGAGGCAGGCAATGCCCTCTTCGCACTTCGAATCGTCGAACGCGCAACGCGGAAGGATCTCGCGAACCTGATCGATCCCGTCATCTACGCCCAGCTTCGGGACCACCTGAAAATTGACGCTGTACCGGCTGCCGTCGAACTCGTAGCCCTCTCGGGCAATCTCGCGCCGGGTCTTGCCGTCGCTGCCGAACTCACGATTGTCGATGTCGTGCGGGCCCCAGTGATCGCCGTAGGTGTAGCCTTTGTCCTTCAGCGTCTTCATGTAGTGACGCAGGCCTTCACCGCTGTTCTCGTAGTAATCGATGACGTGGTACTGCTCGCCGATGAACCGGACGAACCAGATCGCCGTCGAGTCGCCCACGCCGATATCCCAGAAGGTGTGAACCGGCTGGTGACTGTTGTCGGGTATCTCACCGATGCGCTGCTGCGCGTACAGCTTCGCGAACTGCTTGGCGTAGTAAGCACCCTCGATGCTCTGTTGGAACGCTTCGGCGGGTATCGATGGATACTCACGCTTCATGTCATCGCCGAGGGTTTTCTCCTTGGCGGCGTACCAGGCGCGCTGGCCTGCGTTCGTCTTGATGCCGTGTTTGGCCTCAAGCTCATTGAAATAGTCGGTTAGGCGCTGCGGTAGAACCGTTCCGGCTGGATCTAGCCAGTAGTCGGCGTTCTTCCACCAGCTGAAGAAGAAGAACTTCCAATCCAGCTTACCGAGAGGGTGCCGAGCGGCCTGTTGTTTCTCGGCTGATTGGGAATACTCGAAGAAGTACCCGGCCCGACCTTCTGCAGTCGATTCGATAGTGACAAAGCAGTCAGTCGCTACCGCCTCGAACGCACCGGTCACGATCTCGCGCGCCTTATGGGGGAACTTGGCGCATATCTTCCCGAACTCGGACACGTGCAGATAACGCAGGGTGCCGCCCCGGAACGACGTACTGACGTACAGCGAGCCACCCTTGGCAAACACCAGCTCGCCGGCCGCATCGTTGCTCGCCGGGTTGGCGGCTTTGATCTCTGCTGGCAGGTTGTCGTAGGCAAACTTGATCTTCTCGCGGAACAGGCGCTTGGCGTCGTTCAGCGTGTGAGCGATCAGCGCGCACTTGGCGGATTCGAACAGAGCGGCGTCGAGCTGGATGATGCACTGCTCGGTCGTGAATCCGAGCTGACGAGCCTTCAGGATGATGTTCCGGGTGTGAATCCCCTCGAAGTACTCAACCTGCTCCGCTGTCATGCGGAAACGTGCCTTCTTGCCCTGCTTATCGGTGATGAAGTACAGGTTGTTCAGGCGCCAATGCTTGTCCCGTAGCAACTTCAAATGCTCGGGTTTCATGCTCTAGGCCTCAGTCGATAGCTCGTCCATCAGTGCGGCCAGGTCGCTGACCGTCTTGTCGCCTTCCTCACTGTCGAGGTTGTAGGCCTGCCGTTCGCCCTTGATTACCTTCAGCTGAGCATCGACGCCAGCGTTCAGGGACCGAGCAAAGCGGTCGTGGTTGTCTTCGGTTACGTCCATCTCAGCCAGGGCGAAGCAGAGCTTGTCCGCAATGCTGCGCCACATGGCGAGGCCAGACCGGTGCGCTAGGACAACCGATGCCGCTTCATCTGACGCTTCTTCGATGATCTCAGCGTCTTCACGCACATCACGCTGCGTGACTTCGTTGCGTGAGGCTGTGCGTGACAGCTTCCCCTGAGTTGCCGTCCTAACCTGCTCCGAGAGGTCACGCTGCCATCCATGCTTCTTGGCGCGGCTGCGTATCGTCCCCTCGTTGCTGTTGAATTTGTCTGCAATAGCGCGCAGGGAAAGCGACCCGGCCCGGTAGGCACGTTCGATCGCCTCCCAGTCGGGTTGCTTCGTTGTCATGGATTACTCCGTTTGTTTGGGCCTACGCCTCACCACCACCCACATGACGCAGAGGCATAGCAGTAGGTAGGGGGTGGTCATGCGTTCACCCACTTCAAGATCACGTCCAGGGACGGCTTGTTCTCGGGCTTGTTGATGTTGTGGTCGTTGTTACCAGCACCGCGGGCAGCGAAGAACACGTAGGTGTCGATGCCGTTGTTGACGTTGTGCTCAAGGAACTTGTCTAGCGCGGTCACATAGCTTGCGTACCGGCCGGGAACCATCGTCTCTCCGATTGAGAGGTGGTAGCCATGCTTGGCGCCCCATTCTCTGAAGCCCTTGATGCGATTGACCCCAATGTTTGGATCGGCCTTGTTTGCCGTTTCAACGCTGTCTGTCCAGAAACCGTCCTGCCCGTTGTCCAGATACAGATGCCCTTGGAACTCAAGGTACTGCTTGCCCTTGGGATGAACGATGTTCTCGATGCCTGGGTTGTTGCTGACCCAGTTCGTCGTGTTGGAATACTTGATGCCTTCGCAGCTGATCACCTTGTCGCTGATGTTGCCGACTTGGGTGACTGCGTGCTGTAGCGCCTGCCTCCACACGTCCCAGCTGATGATCGGCTCGTTCATCAGGTCGTACCCGTAGGTCGCGGCCTTGGTGGTGGCGTTCGATTCCAGGCGCTGGGCGATTGCCTTCCAGTCATTACCGAGGGCTTCGACGGATACGCCAGCACCGATCCTCTTACGGTCACCCGACTTGTTGGTGGTCGAGTAGCCGGAGTAATTGTGCATATCCCAGAGGATGGTCATACCGACCTGAGCGGCATAGGAAGCCGTCTGGTCCATCAGCTGCATGTGCGCTTCGTCAAGCTGGCCACTGCCTGCACCACCACGAATGGCACGCTCCCAGAGGAAACCTACCCGGGCGCGCTTAAATCCTTGGGCTGCTGCCTGCTTCCACTCATCGAGATTGGGGAAGTTGTAGTGCTGGCCGTGCTTGCCCGGCAGGCCACCCGCTATGGTGTCGCCACCCATCCCGAGACCGAGGTTAAGAAAGACCCGGCCCTTGTTGGTGACTGGCTTGCTGGGTTCAGGCTGCGCTTCAGGCGCCAATAACTCTCCCTCCTGATCAGCTTCGCCGTCACCCTGCGAAACCGTTACCGCGTTCGGATGCCCTAGGGTCGGGGAGATCTTGCCACCTTCCACGCTGACTAGCAGGTTGCCCCATGCAGGTCTGGATTCTGTGATTCTGCGCTTGGTGCCGTCCTTGAACGTCGCCATCATGCCGGGCTTGACCTCATCCTCCATACCGCCTGAGTAGACGAGCCGGAACATGCCTCGGTTGTCGCTTACGCCGTTTACCCATTCGCCGCCCGTTTCGTTGACGAATTTGAACTGCGCAGCGATTGGCAATTCGGGCTGTTCGGGTTCCGGCGCTGGCTCAGTTGGCTGTTCAGGCTCTGGTGCTGGCTGATCTGGCTTAGCCATAGCCTCAGCAATGCGCTCATCAACCTTGGGCATGACCTTCCCGGCCACATCATCGGCAAGCTGATCAATGAGTTGATCGAATAGTTCGGCAACAGTAGGCATATGCGTTCTCCGTGTGGAGCCCTACTGCACGGCTGGGCGAATGGTTTGCCGGCTACTCGGTGCCGGTCACTTTCGGTTGCGGTATCACTCGGGCGACAGCTACGGCCACGCCGAGGAACATGTTCACGCTCGCCCACAGCACTGGAGGGACATGGCCATCAAAGGCAGTCCACCCAAGCGCGGCGGCGTTGATGATTGCGGTGAGGATGGCGATCTGAAGGCTGCTGAGCTTCCAAGCCTTGCGCCATTCAGGGATCAGGTTCATGCACCGAACCCTTTAGCGATGTATGGCCATACCTTGTCGAACAGGGCGAGGATGATCGCCGCCGCGCCAAGGCCGTACGAAATCTTGTCGCCCATCTTGTCCATCTTGCTCGCCATCTCTTCTTGGCTATCACCGATGGCGGTGAGCTGGCGGCTTTGGTGCTCGAACTGCTGCTCAAGTTTGGTCAATCGATTGGGCGACTGGCCGTGCTCCCGATCGAAGGCGTTGAGCCGATGACGGGTTACGGCTGCTTCTTGCTCCAGAGCGCCGACACGCTCATGCACGGTTCGGCCTCCCTCGTTATGGGTGTCGGGCATATGGAGAATCCAGAATTGGTGGCTCTACAGCGTGCCGGGTTGGCTTTTGGGCCTCTTCCGGTGAGGATCGGCAGTGAGAGCCAGAAACGAAAAAAGCCCCGACCAAAGTCAGGGCTCTTGAATTCGTAACGCCCGGAGATCAGCCCGAGCGGCCTTACCTACGCAAGGACTTCTGATCTTGGTCATCTCAACGCGTAAAATGACCAAGATAGGAAGATTCTGCGACATGACGACAAAACAATCAAGGACTAATTGCGGCCAATCGCCATTATTTAGCAGGAACCATCACGCAGCGTCGCTAATGAGCAATCCAACCGCCTCCAGCGCCTCCTGTGCTTGCGCTAGTGCCTCGTTCACCATTCCCTCTAGCGAACCCTTGATCGACTTGTTCCAGCGCTGGTATGTGCGCTCTGTGAGGCCCTGGCTATCCCATGTCGTCATGTCGTAATTGGATGGGCTGAGCACGATCATGTCAGCCGATCGGGAGCTGGCTTTCTGCTGCTCTCGCTGATTGGCGCGGGCTGTTGCTTCCTCATGGGCGCGCACTCTCCATGCTGGCGTTCCTTCTGGTAGCTCCTCGGCCTTGAACGTCGCTGCTACACGCTGGACGCCCTTCACTTGAGGAATCGCCCAGGCAGTGACCGCTTTGCGTGTGAAGAGCTGCGGCGCCGGGGAAGGAACCACCGCTACCAGACGGCCTATCGCCTCCACCTTGCGGCCCTTGTGCGTCGAATACTTCGCGAGAAGCGCGCTCCAGTGCCGAGGGGATAGTTCTGCGTGAAGGATCTTGAATACGATCGCATCCGCCAACAACGCAGCATCCTTGCCGCCAATCTCGCCACTCACCTTGGCGGTCTGCACCTTGGGTTCGAAGTCGCACCCGCCAGCTGAATTGATAGTTTCGGCTGCCATGGCCCGGACTACGGCTGATACCACGTTGTGATAGGTCATTACATACTCCCCGACTTCTGTTCTATCTGGCTGCCCTGGCTTTCAACGCTTCCACAACCGCACCCTGCACACTCGCAGGCACGGTCGAGAGCAATAGCTGCGCTTGCCTCTGCCGCTCCGATCCCTTGAGGTCGCGTACCTTCCACCGAATCAAGCAGGCTGTCTTGTCCGCTTCGATCAGCATTCGATCCGCTGACAGCAATGAGGCCAAATTTGATGAGCCACTCATCTCCGACGCGCTCATGCACTGGTCACCTCCGGCGCTATGTACAGGTGTTTCTCTGTCTCGAAAGCCACATCAGGGCCCTCAACGGTGCGGGGGTCGCGGGACTGATGAGTAGGACAAGGCCAGCGCAGTGAACCGTCTCCACTTGGGCAGGTGCACGCCGACTTGAAGCGATCAACCATATCCAACGCCTCGACGATCGACCCGGCCGGCAGCTTCTCGCCCGATGGCAGCTCTACGGTGATGCCTGATGTAGCGTTCTTGATTAGCGAGCCTTTCATGCTGCGGACCTCCTGTGGCTGCGACCGGAGCCGTTGTGCGTAACCTTTGGCGCAAACAGCGCGTCGAAGTCGGTCATTCCTGCCGCTTTCCTTCTGTGGATAGTCCCTCCGCTAACCTTTACGCGGGGGTCACGCGCCCAGCCTGTGGCGGTGTCGCGCCTACCTTCGAACTCTATTAGGCCGGTCTTCCCTCGTGCCGCCTGGCCCTCCAGCGTGAATCCGCGTTTCACATTGCACCCTCGGCAAAGGATCCGCAGGTTGGCCCTGGCGTTGTTCAGGCGATCGTCATCGATATGATCGACGTGGCAGGTAGACCACTGCTCTACTCGACCGCATAGCTCACAGTCCCGGCACGCTGCGCCAACTACTGACCACATGACGTGGCGGTGCTCGAAGACATAACCACCCTTGTCAGCGAGCGCGTGTTCTGGTGCGTAGATCCGGACATATCCGTTGGGAGTCACAATCCTCTGCTTGCGGCTCGTTGGACTGGTCTCAGTGGTCCCGTTGCGCCACACACGGAAGTAGTGCTTCTGACACAGCTGTGCCGCCTTGTACGGTGCATCCCGCCCACAACCATCGACCTTGCACTTCATTTCAGCCGAGCCTCCATACGCCGAATCTTTCTGGAAATAACCTTCTTCAGCCGCTTCAGGTACTCGACGGTGAAGCTCGCACGCTCTTGGGACGACTCCAGCTGCTCAACGCGATCACTCCCGATCCTGCGCACCAGTTCCGGCCGGTAACCCATGATGTTTCCGCTCAGGTGGTTGTTGCAGACCGAGCAGGCCTTGTGGATGTTGTGAAGGTTGAAACGCAGGTGAGCTGCAGCGCCACGGCTCCTAAAATGCGAGGCGTGCCACTGGCCTTCCCAGGTAGCTGGCTTGTCGCAGCTGACGCAGCCCAGATGGGCATCACGCAGCCGGACGTACCGGTTGATGACAACCTGTGTCTCCCGCATGTAGTCGCCCTTGGTCTTGATCCGCTCGCGTGCTGCTCGGCGTGCTGCTCGCTCCTGCTTGGCCTCGTCGCGGGCCTGGCGGGCTTTTTTCGTCTGAGTCAGCGCAACCGCACAGGCAATGCTGCAGGCGGTTTGTAGCGGGCGAGCCGGTACGAACTCAGACCGGCACGCAGCGTTGCGACATTTCTTGGCGCGAGCGGCCTTGGTGAGCTTGGTTTGCTTCATGCGGCCACCATCAGCGGGAAACCCTGCTCTGCTGCCCACTGCTCAATGTGGGTCATGTAGTCGCCGAACTCAGCCACGGACAGCTTCGTGGTGCTGATGCCGACCAGCGATCCATCCGGTAGCTCGTTACAGCCGATGAACTGGCGTCTGAAGTATTCGTGCCACGTCTCGTCGTCGTACTGGCGGCCGTTCACCCATACGGCGTGCTCGACTTCACGCAGAAGCGCCCAGTAGCGTTTGTTTTGGTCGACGGAGCGCTTCGACTTGAGCTCGCGCAGCACCAGCTCATAACCGGTGCCGGCTTCCCGCATGAGGCCCTGAACTAGCCCGTGGGCAGCCTTGAATGCCGGGTTGATACCGGCAGCGCCTTGGATGCGGAATATTCGATCAGCCATGGGCCGCCTCCATCCCTAGTCGATATGCGGCAAAAATAAAGAATGCCACTAGGCCACCCCGGAGAAACGGCTGCTTAATGCAACTGGCAGCGCCACCTAGCAGGCAAACAGTCAAATACGCGACGAACTCAGCCACGGCTCACCTCCTGGCCCTTGCTGTCATACCCGCCAGCGTCGGCGTGGATGAGCTTGACTAGCTCAGCGTCGAGGTTGACCGGCTCGGACTGGCCTATGGTGTCGAGGTGGCCGTTGCGCCATCCCATGGTGTAGGCCTTGCGGAGGAGGGTTAGGAGTTGGGCCTCACTGAGCATTTTCATGCCGCCGCCTCCGCTGTTGCTGCCTCAAGCCTGCTGAGAAGAGCTCCATGCGCCCTTACCTCCGACCCGGCACGTTCAGCCAACTTGCTGATGATCCGCAGCTGCCGATCCCCGCCTGGGCCCGCGTGAAGATCGCAGGTGAAGTGCAAACCGGAGACGACCATGACAATCGCGTCATAGCGACGGGTCGCGGTTTCCATGTTTTTGAGCAGGATTGAGAACGGCTCTTCAATGAACATTTCGAGCTGGCTCATTTCGATCCCTCCCCGGCACGAGCGGCAGCACATCGCGCCTCTAGCTCCGGAAACTCGTGACCGATCCTGTACAGCTCGCCATACATACGCGCATGGCTCAGGCGAAGCTTCTTGATTCCGGCCCTCAGCTGATCACGCTCGGCACACAGCCGGCGCAGCTCCGCGCTGTCTCTGTCGTGCTGATTCATGCCGGCACCTCGCTTGCCTTCTGGCGTTCGGGCTGGAAGTCGCCGCGTAGGGGCATCAGCGCCGTGTCGCAGAAACCAATATTTCCTGGGGCGTCTGGGTGCGCGCAGATCCATCCGTTTTCGGTCGCCTGGAGTATTCCACGTGGCGTGTGCACGAGGTCACCCTTCGCGAGGCGTTCAATAAGCTCAACGACGCTTCCGGCCATGACTGGCGATAGGTCGATCAAAGTCAGAGCGAGATCGCCGGGCTTGAAGTTGTGGTTCATGCGTTCACCTTCAGCGCCGCCAGCGCGTCCAATTGCTCTTGCCGGCGGCGCTCGAAGTTCTCCTGGCGCTCACGGATAGCGGCCTGCCGCTTCTGCTCCTTGGCTGCCAGGTTCTCAGCTACCGACGCCTTCACCAGCTGCAACTTGGCGCGAACGTCTTCGCTCGGCATGGCTGCGCGCCCGGTGATCAAACCGGCAATCGCGGCGCCGTCTTGGGTGACAGGCTCATGGGTCAGTTGGGCCCGGTATTCCTGAACGACTGGGGCCGGCAGGCGGCCGAGGCGCCCTGCTTCCTCAACGGCCATCAAGCGGCGCTGCGGGTCGAAGCCAGGAGAAAGCGCCCACTTGACCGGCGTACCTTCGCGGCGAGCGGTGTCGACAAGGCGCTGGTAGGCGGACAGGAAGGACATGCGAGCCCCGACCTTGTCGCCGGCTTCCAGCACTGCACGAGCAGCACCAAGGGCCAGCTGGATTTCTTCGGTTAGCACAACGCTGTCGAATTCATCCGAGGCAGCCAGAGCCAGTGACCAAGCCTCGTTTGGCTCGGGCCGGCCATCGGCAGCCTGTACGCGCTGAAGGATCGCGCCGATGGTGAGCTTATTGGTCAGCTCCCTGCGGCAGGACTGCAACGCGGCGGCGATCGCCGGCTCCTCGTACTGCTTCAGGTCGTCGACCATCATCAGCGCTGCGGTTTGGGTGAGCTCCTGACCCATGGCTTCCGCCGTGGCGAACAGGGAGACGAGCAACGAATCTTCTTGATCAGGCGTTAGCATTTTGCCGCCCTCCTTGCGCGTTGAGCGTTCAGCGCCGCCTGTGCAGCGGACACGTTCGATTGGGTCTTCTCGACTTGCTGGGCAGATCGCCCGGTGACTTGCGTGTTGGTCGCCCACTGGGTGCGGTACGACTCAGCCTTTGCGAGCAGCGATCCGACGTCGTGGCAGTTGCGGATCAGGAAGGCGTCGTTGATCGAGACGAAGTAATCAGCCACTGCCGGCGCCTCAGCTCCGAGGCGCTTGTTCAGCTCAACGATTTGCTTGTTGACCTTGGCGTTGCGAACCGGGGCGGTGTGATACCGGTGTTGGTATGCCAGCGAGTAGGCGGACCAGATCGAGCGACATGCCGCTTGCCTGGCAGCTTCCGAATCGTCGTTCGAATCGGCGGTTGCGACAGCGGCCGGCAATACCTGACTGGTATCCTGATTGGTTACCTGATTACTGGTACCCTGATTTGTCGGAGATTTTTCCGACCTTGGCTCGGATATTTTTCCGACCTCCATCGGATTTTTTTCCGAGGTAGATCGGATTTTTTTCCGACGTGCCTCGGATATTTTTCCGACCTTATTCGCAGCAGAGGTCGGATATTTTTCCGACCCATCTATCTTGCGGTTCCACTCCTTCCCTTTGCGCGTAACCCGAATCAGCGTGATCGTTGCCGTGTGCGAAACATCAACGAGCCCAGCGGACTCCAGTTGCTTCATCAACCGGTATACGGTGTCAGGCTTGTCGGTAAGGATCGGGAGCTCTTCGATGACTTTCGACTTGCTGAGGGCATAGAACTCACCATCATCGGTCTTCATCATGCGGGCCCAGCTCGGGCACTCGTAGACGAACGCGAACAGCAATGCCTGCTGTGCGTTCAGGTTCCGCTCAAGCGCCTTTGCCTGGTTGATCGTGA